ATGCACAGCATTTCGCACCAACCCTCATCAAAGGCGTGCCAAATCGTGCCAGTTCTTTCACTCACAGACATAGCCATTCAGACGCTTAAACCCGGTCTCTACATGGACCGCAAAACGCCAGCATTCGGCATGCGCGTCGGCAAGAGTCGCAAGACATGGATAGTTCTCAGGGAGCCGAACCGTACCAAGGTCCGGCTCGGGCACTACCCGGACTTGCCGCTCATTGAGGCTCGCCGCCGTGCGCACATCGCGCTCGGAACGCCGTTTGTCGCGAAGCCCGACAGCATTTCATTCGAACAGGCCAAGCTCAATTTTCTCGAAGAACACTATCGCGGCAAGAAGCCCCGGACGAAGCACGAAGCAACGCGGTTGCTTAACCGCCTCGACTTCAAAGGAACACTCGCAGATATCGACGACCCGGCGATCGAGCGGGAGTTGAAAAAACTTGCCCACGTTCCGAGTGAGCAGCTTCACGCTTTCCGGGTTCTCCGCACGTTCCTGCGATGGTGTTTGAAGCCCCCACACCGGTACATCAAACACAGTCCACTCGAAGGCTACCCGGCCCCAGGCAAGGACAAGAAGGGTAGCCGCATCCTCACCGACGCAGAACTCCGGAAAGTGTGGAACGCATGCGAGGGCTTTTTTGGCGACATGATCCGGCTGCTGATTCTATGGGGATGTAGGAACGGCGAAGTCAGTCGATCGCAACCGCAGTGGAACGACGGCAAGTTGTTCACGATCCCCGGCGAGTACACGAAGAACGGTCGCGCGCACGCGATACCGATTCTGCCTATGGCACGCGTCATCCTCGATCGCCGCAAATCGAACGAACTCTACTACTTCCCCGGCCACGTCACCGATACGCACTTCAAAGACGGCTCATGGGGGAAGCTGAAAAAGGAGCTCGACAAGCGTTCAGGAGTGACCGGCTGGCAGGTACGCGACCTACGCCGCACATTCCGCTCTACACTGGCCCGTTTGGGCGTACCCCGAGAGACGGCCGAGATCATGCTCAATCACGTCACGGGGGCAGGGAAGGGCGAATTAGACGAGATATACGACCGTTACGAGTATGCGGCAGAAAAGCGCACCGCCCTGCAAAAGTTGGAAGCCCACATGAAAAAAGTGCTCGGCGGTTAGCTATGCAACAACGTCCGGGCTTGCGATCTGCCACGGTTCGCCTAGTCTAGCCATGCAGCTATGTGGCTGTGGTTTGCATTGCGCAATGCTCTTTTGGAGTGTTGCAAGATGTCAAAACCTCTGGTCGTAGATTGGGAAAGCCTAAAGGCGCTTGGTTGGCCGTACAGCAGAACTCAGACGTGGAGGCTGATGAAACCGACTATCACCGTTTCGCGCAAGGCAGGAAGCCGTCGGTTGGTCACGGAGATCCCGAACCCCGACCCCTTCCCGGTTTGTCGCAAGGCGAATAGTCATTTCAACTCGCCGAATCTCTGGGTCATGTCGGATGTGCTCACCTACTTCGAGGCTCACGGTCTAAAAGTTACTGACGATTGGAACGCCCGATAGGGCGGCGGCCGGGCTCCACCCCCGGCCGTTTTCGTTTTGGGGGAACGATGAAAGCAGCCGAACACTTGCAGATCGCCGAAAACTATTTACGGGAAGCGCAGAAGTGTCCGTCCGACCCGTACTCCGCGATGATGCATATCCATCAACTCACTTCGCTCGCCGGAGATCACATCGACAAGGCCGTCGCGCTAGACCCGACCGCAACCATAGAAGTCCAGGGCCGCACAGTCGGTGCTGACTTCCTGATATCCGACTCGCTTCGCATGCAGGGGATGATTGAAACGAAGCACGGCCCGAAGAAGTCCGACGTTCGGCGCGGCATCGGAGCAATCGAAAAAGCATTGAAGTACCGACCAAACGACCCAGACCTTCACATCTCACTCGCGCTCGGTCGCATGCGTCTCAACGACAGGAGCGGAGCGCAGCCCCATCTCGATAAAGCAATTGAACTCGACCCGACAAATATGTACGCGCATGAACTCAAAGACGGCGCGAAGGGTGTGATGGATGCCGAACGACACGGCGGCTTGCAATTTCTTATTGATGTAGCCTTGGACTTCAAGTTGTGGGCAATGGTTATCCCGGCGGGTTGGTGGATTTACTGCGGTTACAGGTATGTTCAAGCGATAGCAAATAACGAAGTCAGTGAGGACGCCGGGTTTTACCTCGTTTGGTTCTTCGGCATGGCAGCGGTCGTTGCGGCTTTCACTTGGGTAAAAGAAAAGCTCGCAAGTTAAATGCGCATACCGAGCGAACGATATTCGGGACCTGAGCCTTACGACATCGAGGCCAACTACGCGCGTGTGTATGCCATCTGGCAGGCGAACCCGTACCGCGACGCAGCTTTTTGCAACAAGCATTGCGATGAAGTGCTCATCAGCGCTCTCAAAGGACGAGGTACGCCGTCACTCCAGTTCGTTCAGGCGGTCGGCAACTTAATGTACGGCCTGTACGAATACGACGGGCTGTACGAGGTGAAAGAGCCGTACAAACTCGAACACGATCTCATCAAAAAAGAGAAGATGTACGAGGAACACGCCGCACGGCTGGCGGACGCGAACCGCACCATGCGAGACTTTTTCGTTAAGTTCTTCCGGCATGTGAAAGCCGAGCTTGCGTATGGAGAACCTGAGAACCGCACGGTCCCCCTCATTGAACTCTGCGACAGTCCCCGCGCCACCGTTCAGGAGTTTTTCTCGACGTTCGTCTACTCCGATCTGTTTCCTCGCACACGTGAACAGATGCTTTTGAACCTCGCAGACGTATCAGGTCTCAATCCCGACAAGCTACCGGAGAACCCCAAGTACAAATGGCCGAGGGATTCCGACTTGGGCTCGGTGGAACTGAACAACCAATATTTTTGGGGAACGCCGTTTGAGAAAATTCTGCTTTTGCAGGTGCCACTCAAAGTCCCTGAGCGTATTCGATTCGAACACGCGCACGTCGTTGCAGGTTCAGGAGCAGGCAAGACGACGCTTCTCACGCAGCAGCTACTAGAAGACGTTTTTGACGAGAAACGGCCCACGCTCATTGTCATTGACGGGAAGGGTACATGGGCGCCAGTGCTGCAACGGTTCGCGTGTTTTGCGCCGGATCGCGCGCAGTCAGAGCGCCTTATTGTCATCAACCCCCAAGACAGACACCCCGCCGCGCTCAACATGTTCGCGGCCGATGAGAGAATCATCGACGGAATCTCAGAAAACCTTGCTTATATCTTCGGCTCGCGGGACTTCGACCTCTCTGCAAAACAGCGCACGGCGTTCACGTATGCCGCTCAGCTTGTTTTTTCCATGCCGGGCTCGACAATTGAAACGCTGCTCGCGCTGATGCAGGACCCCGCGGAAAAGAGTGGCGGAGTTCCCGCATCGAGTCCGTTCCGGGAAGCTATAGATCGACAACCCCACATTAATCGTCGCTTTTTGAATGAACTGTTCTACCACCCGACAGAATTTCTTGAAACGAAACGACAGATACAGAACCGCATTTACGACCTCCTGAGTTGTCCGGCATTCGCTGCGATGTTTACGCAGCAAGAGAACCGTTTGGATATGCGCAGCGTAATGCAGCGCGGGAAGATCCTCATTGTGGACGCTTCACCGGGAGCGGTAGGAGACAAGGCAGCTTCGACATTCGGGCGCTACATCATATCCCTCGCGCTCACTACCGCCCGGTCGCGCATAGACATCCCCCGCGATCAGTGGCGGCCGACCTACCTCTACATCGACGAGGCTCAGCTATTCGTGGACGAGGAGCGCACGCAGCCGCTTCTACAACAGGCCCGGGAGTTCAACTTGGGTGTTATCCTCTCCCATCAAAAACTCGACGATTTGTCGGCTACACTCCGGGCAACATTCGCCGGCAACACCTCATCGAAGTATTGCGGTCACCCATCGCACGACGATGCCCGGAACATGGCGAAGGAAATGCGTACCGACGCGGATTTTATTATGTCGCAGCAGCATCGAGACGGGCATGCACACTTCGCCGCCTATATTCGTGGCATCACGCCTCGCGCACTCTCGTATAGTTTTCCGCTCGGCACGATGGTGACAACTGAAAAAATGTCGGACGCGCAGTACCGTGATTTGATGGCGCGTAACAGGGCGCTCATGTCGCCGCCTCGAAAAGACCCCGAGCCACCGCCGCCGGAAATGGCCCCGCCGAGGCCAAAACCACCGACCGATATGCCGTCAGGAAAGGCGAAGGGTCTGTGGTAGGTGATAAAATAAACGTGAGGCCATTGCAGGGCTCTCCATAGCAAACCGCGCTGCGATTGCTTTCGGAAGCCGCATGGGGATTCCTCATGTGTATGGATACACTCACACGAAACTCCCGCTGGACACGCGAACCGGCGACCGGAAAAACTGGGAAGCCGCGCAAGGCGGTCGTAACCGAACGCGATATCCGCGTCATTTTGCCGTTGCTCGCACGGTATCGCTACCTCCCCGCCGACTTCATTCACGCATTCACGGGAGGCGACTACCAATCGCTCATCAAACACCTGGGCTTGCTTTCACGAAAACCGAACCTCTACCTCAACCGCCCGGAGCAGCAGCGCGAGCACGCCGAGGCGCTATACCGCAAAGGCATCTTTGAGCTCGACAAGCGCGGTATTGAAACCCTGCGGGAGCTCGGCTTCACCGTTCCCGACAGGAAATATCACTACAATTTCGCGCATGAATTAATGACGTGCCAGATCGCCGCTTCGATCGAACTCGGCGTCAACGCAAGCCAACATCAACTCATTCGGTGGGATGCGTTCAAGGCAGACGTGCCGAAGGCTACACTCGAATCGAAAAACCCGTTCGCGATGGAGTTTAAGGACGGCGAGTTTGTCACGCCCGACCACGAGCCGTTTATCATCGACTACGAGAACGGCCGGACCCGTTTCTTTCCGGGCTTTGAAGCCGACTGCGGCACCGAGCCGATAGATGCAAGCGACATGGGCCGCTCATCCATCCGCGCAAAGTTTCGCGCGTACCTCAATGTGCTGCACGACAAGATCTACAAAAAACATTACGGCATAAAAAACTGCACTATCCCTTTCATCACGAACACCGAAGCACGGATGCATTCGATGATGGCGCTATTGCAGAAGATGGAGCCGGGCGACCTGGCCGAGCACATCATCTTTTCTCACGTCCCGTCGTTCTATGCGTTCAGGGAAACATTCAAAGCGGGCGGGCAGATGTTCACCGCGCCGTGGAAACGTGCCGGCCTACCAGACTTCCACATGAACCAAGGAGACTGACGTGCTCGATAGCAAACTCGCGAAGTTGAAAGACCTCATCATCGAAAGGGAACGGATCGACACCGAACTTGCCGTGCTACTCGGCGAAACACCGAAGGCGCGGCGAGGCCGACCCGCAAAAGAAAAAGGCCCGGCCGAACCCGGGCTGCGCGTTGTTGAATAGAAAAATGCCGCGCATTCGCGCGCGGCAGTCACAGGGAGGCTCGTTAATCCACGGGGTTTTCGCTGTCGTCGAACGGCGGGACCAGCACCATCGTGCCATCCCACGCCTGAATGTTGATCGGCAGCGTGTTCAGTTTGATGCTGAAGCCGGTCTCGGTCTTGAACGCGACGCCAACGGGCGACCAATCCTGACGACCTGGGCCGGTCTTGGCGCGAACATAGAAGTCGACTTCGCGCTTTTCACGGGGTTCACGCCGTTGGCGTGGGCGGGTATCGGTGTTGTCCAACATGGCAATACTCCTTCCCGCAGGGTTGCTGTTTGTTCGATGCGGGCGGCTGGGCGCTTTGCAATACGCAGAACAGCGTGCACCTGTTCTATATCGTCCAGCAGTCCACATCGAACGTCTACCCAGAATGGTATCATGAGGAGAGTCCACAACGGAGGCTCACATGAACATCTTCGAGGAGGTGCGTGCCGGCGTCACGATCGCGCAAGCCATCGACTACCTGGGCCTACAGCCCACGGAAACGAAAGGCGACCAGTTGCGCTTCCCGTGCCCCAAGTGTGGCGGCACCGACAAGCGCACGCTCAGCGTCAACCTCGTCAAAGGGTTTCGCTGTTTCTCCGGCGACAAGAAGGGCGACGACGCAACGGCGTTGGTCGCGCACGTTCGCGGCATCCGAAATGGAGAAGCGGCACAACTATTGAAGGAACGATACCTTCAAGGAGCCACCAAGCCCGAGGCGAAAGCCAAAGGTGAGGGGCGGGAGGAGGCGGCCCCAGACGTTCTTCTCCCGCTAACTGATCTCGACATCGAGCATCCGGTAATTGAAATGCTCGGGCTGACAGCGGCCATCATGGAAGCAATCGGCGGCGGGTACTGCAAACGTGGCGTGATGACCGGGCGTATCTGCATCCCGCTTCGCATGCCTGACGGCCAGCTTATCGGCTACCAAGGGATCGCAACCAAAGCCGAACAGCAACCGTTGCTTCTGTTCCCGAAATCGCTCGAAGCAAGGATCAAAACCAAGCCCGAACCGGACGAGCTACGCAAACTGTTCCGCGTCGTGTAGTCGCACCAAAGCAACCATAGCGTTGCGTAGCCGTCCGCGAAGAATCGGACGGCTTTCGCTTTTCTATAAGGCGCGCACAGTACGCGCATGCCGCGTGTAGAACTTTTACCAGCAGTCAAAGAGCTCGACGCCCGCATTTGTGGCCGGCTCATTTATCAAACGGTCTGCCGGGCAGAACACGAGCACGAGGGTTCGTTCGTATTCGCTGGCTGGCTGGTTTCATACACGTGTGAATCTGACGTCCTGACAATCGGTATGCAGGAGTATTTTTTATGAGCGAAGGCCGCATGTACACCGAATACAAATGCAGCAAGGGACATCGCTGGCAGAAGTATTGGCGTAAGACGCCTTGGTTTGGTGACTATGCAACACACTGTCCGAAGTGCGGAGAGCGCCGCTGGTATTGCTACAGTTTCGACGAACGCCTGTACGAGAAATAGCCGTCCTCGGGATGGTACGATTCACTACGGCACGTCGCCCACTAAATATCAATCCGCTCCTGGTTCTCTGGCGCATCCAAACTGCCTCGCGAAAGCGGGGCTTTTCTTTTTCGTGATAAAATAAACACATGAAATGTCCACGTTGTGGTGGCGACTTTTTCAAGAACTACGGCAGACGGGGCAGATACTGTTCGAGATATTGCACAGCGCCTCGCGTGCCGAAGGCAAAATCAAAACCGAGATCACCATCCGCACCCGTTGCTCCACTAAAACCCGTCGCCAAGAAGAAGAACCCGAACTGCATTCGATGCGGTCTCTATTTGCGATCGGACCCGATACCTAGCAAAGACCCCGTGCACTGTGGGTTTTGCTATCGGGCGATGAGAGACAGCCGCGTGCAATCGACTTAAGCGTGATAAAATACACAGAGGTTTCTTCGGTTTCGGAAATTGGTGGCGCATTTAAACACGTCATGCGCACGCGACGCTTACAATGTGCCACCGCCTCCGCAACTGAGGAGAATAGCGATGCCTTGGAAAAAGTGCACCGAAGCTCGTTACATGGAAATGCTCGAAATTGTACCGCCAGCGGTATACCTGCATCACGGCTTTCTGGTCGGAGAACCGGCAAGCCACCGGACCTGCACGAAGTCAGGCGGGTTCAGGGCTGACTTCGCCGCGTTCGTTCGTATGGGAGACGAGCACTACGAAGGGCCGAACCTGACGATCCCGGAGTTCCGCGCGTTGGATCTTGAGCAGATCAGGCGGGAGGCCGTGTGATGCTGGACAAAACCCGCAACGTCATTTCGCTTCCAGCGTACAACGTCGAGAAGCGAGGAGAGTACTGGTACTACTGGCGAGCACCGTTCTTCAGCCAGGAGCATCCGAAAGGGCCATACGGCTCAGCCATGAGCGTATGCATGATGATCGCGCGCGAGCTGGTTCAAGACATAACGGCGCATCGTCGCAAGAAGTAATCCGTCCCCACCTATCCGTCTCAACTTCCGTGCGAGTCCATCCCAAGAGCAGCGACGAGGGCTACCGTCGCGTGATGGGATTCAAGAAGCGCGGCGTAACCTGATGACTTGCAATGTGCAGAAGTCAGACAGCCGGGCGCAAATGCCCGGCTCTTTCATGATAAAATTCGGGAGTGAAACTCTGGACGAGTACGAAGGCGGACCAACTATTTTCCCGCTGGATACGCACCCGAGACAAGACGTGCTTTTTCTGCCCGAACCCCGCAACCCAAAACTCTCATTTCTGGGGCCGAGGCAATTCAGCCACCCGGTACGACCCCGAAAACTGTGACGGAATTTGCGGAGGCTGCCACATGCGCCACGAGGGAAACAAACAAGGGCTGTATCGCGAGAAGAAGATCGCTCAGCTTGGGCAGGAGCGTTATGACGCGCTGTTCAGGCGGGCGCATTCCATCGTAAAACGGTCGGACGCGATCGCTACGCTCATGAGCTGGTATAATACAAACGTAAGCACCCACCATGGAGACTAACGTCACTGTCATCCGTCCCTCGACCCGCGACGCAACCCGGGATCACTTGCTCCGCACACACAAGAAGGAGGCAACACTAGAGCAGATCATGGACTGCTTAGGGCCGAAGCTGGATGTGCTCGATCTGCGTCCTTGTAGGACACCAGACCCGCGCAAGCTCTTAGAACCGTCAACTGTTGATCTCCGAAACGAAATCAGGAAGGGCTTTGCGTGATACAATGAACTGACCATGAAGGACAAGCTGTACATCATCAAGAAGTACGTGAAAGCGAAGTCCGCAGCGCAAGCAATACGAAAAGAGAAAACGGTGCAGGTCGATGACTGTTGGATAGACGACGAGTGGAGGAAGGGAGAGAAAGACAACCTAGCGGCAGCCATCGGGTTCGGCTCATGAACACACTCTGCCCGTACGGTAGCAAGATGCAGTATGAGAGCCGAGCAGCAGCTAAGCGTGTACGGAATTTCCGAGGCAGATTGAAGAAGGGATTGAGTGCATATCTCTGCCCGAACTGCCACTGGTGGCATCTCACCGGTCACAACCACAAAATACGATAGGATATGAAAACCGTCACCGCGTTTCCGCCGAACTACAGTCTCATCAAGTCCGTTCTCAACCCGCCGGCGCACGCAGCATTTACCTACGGCGATACGATCTACAATCCGTGCGGCCGAGAACTCCCACCCGACATCACGTATCACGAAAGCGTCCACTCGAAACAACAGGGTGACGATCCGGAATCATGGTGGAACCGCTACTTATCGGATTCATCATACCGGCTTGCACAAGAGGTAGAAGCATATGGAGAGCAGTACGCGTTCGCTTGTCGGCACGTCAGCAACAACAAACTCAGGACATGGGCGAAGGAGAGCATGGCCCTCGCGCTATCGAGCGAGGCATACGGCGGTGTGGTATCATTCAGTGAAGCGGAGAGTTTGATACGACGCTACGCAAAGAACAAAGCCACGGTTTGATTATTTTTCAATATGGCACGAGGCGGCAAAAGACCGGGAGCAGGACGACCAGAGGGCAAGGCAAACCGCCCGAGCATTTTAGAATACTGGAACGGCACCGCGTATCCGAAGCCGGTGATGGACTACTTCGCACACATCACGAAGCGGTACAAAAAAAGTGACAAACTCGCTACGTGGGTAGGCGATCAACTGTGCGGAAAAGCGATGCAGCCGATAGGTGGCGACATGGACCTCAATCTCCGCGTCGTGTTCGATTCTTCATTCGATGCTACTCCACGAAAAACAAAAAAGGATAGCAAGTAGCCCCGCCCGTTTCAAAGTCGTCAGAGCCGGACGACGTTTCGGAAAGACCGTCGTAAAAACCGAAACGATGCTGTTTAAGGCTGTAGCGAAAACCATCAAACTCGCACGCACGCTTACCGGCCGCACCGTCATTTTCATCGCCCCGACACAGAAGCAAGCCCGCACGATCGTGTGGGAGGCGTTTAAGGCCCGTCTGGGGAAAATCGGCGAGTTCAACGAGTCGCGTCTTGAAATCAGGTTGCCGATAGAGGGAGGCGGACATTCAACCATATTCGTCGGCGGTTGGGAGAACCGAGAAAACTACCGGGGCATGCCGAACGTCATTCACTTGGAGTTCGACGAGCTCGACACGATGCCTGAGTTCTTTGTGGCGTGGCAGGAGATATTTCGCCCGATGCTCATTGATACCGGCGGCAGCGCTGGTTTCGGCGGCACACCGAAAAAGGAGAACCCGAACCTGCGCCGGCTCGAGAAGCAATACGCGGACGATCCCGAATGGGCGCTATTCCACTTCACCACATACGACAACCCGCATGTGCCGCGCGAGGAAATAGAAAAGGCTCGGCTCGAAATGGACGCGCAAACGTTTCGACAGGAGATCATGGCCGAGCACGTGGATAACGAAGGGGCGCTGTTCCACTATGATGCGCTCGTTGACGTGTTCTCTAACACCATAGACAAGAGCGGCGGCAAATATCTGCTTGTTGATATCGCGGACGACGGCTCGGATAAAACCATCTTTTCGTTCTGGGACGGACTCGAAGAATACCGGCGTGAAGCGTTCGAGCACCTGAACACCGAGGAGACCATAAACAAGATACGGGAGTTTTGCGCAAGCGAGCGCATCCCGTTCTCACACGTCGCTGTCGATGCAATAGGTGTCGGCGCCGGAGTGGCGAACTCATCCATGCTCACCGGTATCGTCGGATTCAAGTCGTCCTACACGCCTATAAAAACGGATCACAGCATCGTCCTGCTCCCGAACGTCCACTATCGCAAGGACGCACCGCTTACGTCCGAGTATAAGAATCTGCGCTCGCAGTGCGTATTCATTCTCTCCCATATGGTGAACGAACATCAGATCGCTTCACGCGTCACAGGCCGGTTCAAAGAGATGACGATTGAGGAGTTGAGCCACTACCAAGACGCATCGAAGGGCGACGGCAAGCGCATGGCAACGCCGAAGGAGGACGTGAAAGAAGCGATCGGCCGCAGCCCTGACCATTCCGATACCTGGATCATGCGCATGTATTTCGTACTGAAAGCGAAGATGCTGCCGGACGGGGAGCGCATGACTCAGGTTGTGCAGCGGCAGGGGATGCAGTTTGACAAAGCGTTTCGCAACCGCTCGCAGAGTAGCGCCGAATAGTATGCTACACTTTTGAGATATGCCAGCGAGTATTGGCGAACTGATACGTAAAGCAGAGAACGAGTTCAATCGTGGCTCTACGCAGATTTCGAAGCATGTCACGTTCTCCCTCACCGACACGCTCGAAAAAATCGACGCGTATCTTAACTCCAAACATATAAGCGGCGAGACCGACTCCCTCGGCCGCAAAAAACCGTTTTTCAACATCGTAACCGCCGCGGCAAACATCTGGTATCGGGCAACAGACATCGACCGTAAAAACATCCGGATACGCGCAGTCAAACAAAAAGACTGGATCGACTCGTTCCTCGCAACCGTTCACCTGCAAGCGTGGATGCGTAAGGTAAACTTTGGCGCGTTCCTCAATGACTGGGGGCGCGTTCTTTCGCGATATGGCTCTGCTATTGTCAAGTTCGTGGAAAACAGTCAGGGCCTTACGGTCCAGGTGGTGCCGTTCAACACCGTCATATTCGACGCCGTGGACTTCGAAGGCAATCCGGTCACTGAGATCATCCAACTCACCGAGGCACAGCTTTACGAGCGCATCCAAACGCACGGATACGACGCGACGGCCGTCAAAGCGCTCTGTGACGCTGCCGAAGTTGCACGTGAAACGACCGGGAAGCAAAAGAAGGATAACAAGAGCGATTACTTCAAGCTGTACGAGTTGCACGGACTCCTTTCGAAGAAATACCTGTCCAACATGGAGGCGGATACCATTTCATTCCAACAACAGATGCACGTCATGTCGTTCGTCGGAAAGAAAAAGGGCCGTACAATCGACTACCAAGACTTCACGCTGTTCAAAGGGCCGGAAGCGCAGAGCCCCTACATGCTCACCCACCTCATCAAAGAGGACGGGCGCTCGCTTGCGATCGGGGCTGTAGAGACACTGTTTCAGTCACAGTGGCAGATCAATCACTCGAAGAAAGCCGAGCGTGACATGCTCGATATCATTTCGAAGATAGTATTTCAGACAGCCGACGCCAATTTTGTCGGCCGCAACGTCCTATCGAACATGGAGAGCGGCGATATCTTTGTGCATGGCGTCAACATGCCGCTCACGCTCGTAAATAACTCGAAATTTGATGTAACGTCCGAACAGAACTATGCCGTCTCGTGGAAGTCGCTCGGCAACGAAGCTGCCGGCATCTCAGAAGCCATGCTCGGCATTGCTCCCAAGTCCGGCGAGGCATGGGCGCAGACACAGGCCGTGTTGCAGGAGTCCTATTCTCTGTTCGAACTCATGACCGAGAACAAGGGTCTCGCGGTCGAAGACTGGCTCCGTCTGCGTATACTCCCATTCATCAGACGGACGGAAATGGACACGTCGAAGGAAGTCTCGGCGACCCTCGCACAGTACGATATCGACCGCATCGACCGCATGTATATCAAGCGCGAGGCCATCGTGCGGACCAACAAAGCGTTCCTCGACAACGCCGAAGCCATTGTCAACGGCGCGGACATCCAGCCCATGACACAGGATGACCAGGCGCAGATGATCCAGCAGCACGAGCAGGGCATGCAGGACGCGCTCAACCAAATGGGAGGACAGCGTTTCTTCAAGCCCTCGGCGCTCTCTGACAAAACATGGAAAGAGCAGTTCAAGGACTTAGAGTGGGAAGTCGAAGTTGAGATCACTGGAGAGGAACGCGATGTGAAATCAGCACTCACGACCCTCAACACCGCCCTCACGATGGTAATGCAGCCGGGCTTCGATCAGAATCCACGCGCAAAAGCCGTCGTCGGCCGTATCTTTGAGCTCACCGGTGCAATGTCACCCATTGAATACAACGCAATTCCGGCAGCGCCGCTTCAACCTATGGCCCCAACACCTGCTGCAGCAGGTCCGACGGCAACATTACCAGCACCAGCAATTAGTGCATGAACACGCAACAGGGAGCTATGCCCCCAGCTTCCGATAAGGAAGTAGAACTCATCAAGGCGACGTTCAAAGGGAACGAACCGCTATTACAAGCAGTCCGCGCCCTGTTTTTCGGTCTGCCATTATCCGACACCGAAAAACAACTCATCAAGAGCACGTTCGCTTCTACCGAGTTGACCGAGATGATGCGGCGCAAATTGTGTCCAGCGCTCGACCGTAGAAGCCCCATAGGCCAGGTACAGGACGTGTGGCTCGGCGTAGAGCAAATGGTATTCGGCCAAAACCGAGACACCATCGTGCAATCTGTGCAGTACAAAGACCGTGCCGTAAAGATGATCGAGTACGCAATCGGCCTGCTCGCGGACCCGGACGGAAAAGCCCCGGACCTGACATTCGCGGATGTTGTGGAAGATCCGCTCCAAATCGGATTGCTCGCCCGCAACCAGTACATCCGGCACATCGAGCAGCAGCTTGTATTCATCAAGGTCATTGCCGAACAAGATATCCACTCCAAACCGGGGAAGGGTGGCAATGACAGTGCCCAGTAGTGTGGTACTATTATTTTAATTGGTGAGGCGTAACACCGAAAAACAGCCTGACTCAAATGGACGACATAGAAACGATTGTAGAAGGTAAGCTCGAAGCAGACACGGATTTCCAGACATCGCTCGCTGATCTGTCGGATGACGACAAGAACAGCGCTATCGCTACCAAGCGAAAGGAATTGCTTAACGCTGAATTTAAGGCTCTTGCAGACGGCAAGACCGCAGCGGAGAAGATTGCGAGTGACCAGAAGATTCGCGCCGAGAAAGCAGAGAAAGCGAAGAAGCAAGACGACGGCGGAGGCGATGCGCCTCAAACACCTGTTCTTTCACCTAAAGACACTTACGCAATGCAGCAGGCAGGCGTTCACCTGGACGATTTCGACGACATCGTTGAGGGCGCCGGAGCTTTGAAGATCAGCGTCACGGAATATCTGAAAAAGGATTTCGTCGGCGCGATGCTCAAAGATAAAGCTGAGAAGCGTAAGACAGCCGATGCAACGAATACGGGGACGAAGCGGCCGAGTCAGAAAACGACATCGGACGAACAACTCCTCGCAGACGCCTCAGCCGGTAAGATGCCCGAAAAGGGCACGGCCGAAGCGGAGCGTTTGTTCTGGCTCCGACGCGGGGGAAAGAAATAGGACGACGGATTATATTTAGCCGGTTCCTACGACGGGTAGAGTGAACCCCAAATTACTTTGAACACTCAATCCACCTATGGTGAACGAGACAAGTACTTCCAGTCGCAGTACGAAATCGTTCTCCGAAACGCACTGATCGCAGAGAAAATCTGCACAGTGGACAACTCAGACCTCAAACGCATTCAGAATCCCTACGGTACACAGCCGACCGCTACGATTCAGGCGATCGCCGGCACTTACTCGGTAAGCGCATGGACCGTCACCGACGACGCGCTCACGGTGAACAACGAAGTCATTTACTCGGAGCAGGTATTCGCTCACGAGGAGTTCTTCGCGGTCTTTGACATCGCACAGTCGCGCATCGACAACATGATGTACGCGGTTGCGTTCGGCATCGACAAGTTCGTGCTTAACAACCTGCTCGAAGATGGTACGGGAACGTACACGACTCCTGCGGGCGGTTTCACCACGGCTTCGAACATCAACACGATCATGGCGAACCTCGTTTCGAAGGTCGCCGGATACGAAGACACCTACAAGGGTCTTTTCCTCGTGATCGAGAACACCGATCTCGTCGGCTTCGCAATCGCGGGCGCGACGAACGGCTTCTCGATGGCGGATTCCGTTCTCAAGAACGGTTTCATGAACAACTGGATGGGCGTCGACATTTACGTCGTTCGTTCCGGTCTGTTCGTTGACGCGACCATCGGCACAACCACGGTCACCAACTCCGGTCACCGCGTGTTCGGCGTCAAGAACGTCGCAACCTACGCTTCACCGCGCGGGATGCAGTACTCCGAGAAGGAAGTGTCGGGCAAGACCGGTCACGAAATCGTCGTGTTCGGACTCGTCGGCTTCAAACTCTGGACGCAGAAGGCGGGTCTTATCGTAGACATCACCCTCGCGTAATTACAGGCCCTTCGGTGGGCCTGTGGGCGCCGTCCCGTCGGCGGCACCCGCTGGCTCACTGAGGAACAACAACATCATCATGACAAAAGAAGCAGAGAAGGCCGCAGCAAAGGCGGCGAAAGCAGAGAAGGCCGCAGCAAAGGCCGGACCTGTCGTCGTGGGCGGCATCAAAGTAAGCGATCCGCTCGTCCTCAAACCCGTTGAACTCCCGCTCGTAATCGAGCCGGCTGACGGCGGCGTGTGGGCGAATGCCGCTCAAACGGAATACGCTGCTGTGCTCAACGCATACGCGTACAGCAATCCGGCGAAATGGGCCGTCAAAAAGGACGTACTCATTGCGCAACTCGACGATCTCGCAAAGCATCCGGCAAAGATTGTTCTGTACCGTGGGAACGACCGTGTGCAGATCAAGAACAACCAGAACATCGAACAGTAATTATCAGTTCACTCTTAACGCATGAATTTCATCAAGACATTCTGCATTTCACTCATCGTCGCCATCGGCGTCCTGGGCGTTGGGGTAGGATTCCAGAAGCACGCGCCCGCTCAAACGATAGGAGCGGCAAGCCCGGACTTTTCGTCTCCATACATTTCGTATGGCGATGTTCGTCACTGGGGTGCGCGCATCGGGAGTCTACCGACCGGTACAAGCACGATCTGCTCGATCGTATCGCCACCCGCAACGACAACGCTTTCGAGCTTCATCGTTCGGTTCGACACGACGCCGGGATACGCACAAGACTACGCCTTCGGCGTATCGACGACGATGAACGCCACGACCACGATCATTACACGTCTTTCGCAGCCAGCGTCAGGCAACACAGCGCTCGTTGCCACGACCTCTGCAACGGCCATTAAGGATGGTCTTGTCGGTCCTAGCACGTTCCTCAGCGTAAACCTCTCAACATCATCTGTCGGTTCGACATTCGCACCTACAGGCACCTGTTCAGCAGGCTTTCGAGAGATTTAGCAACCTCGCACGCCTTCATGGGCGTGTAGTGGTCGCAACATTTAGTAGTAACCACTTAGACCCATGAAATCAAAATCGCTCTTACCGTTCGCAGCAGTCGCTCTCGTCATGTTCGCAACTGCGTTCGTGCTCTTTAATGCCGCGGGACAAGCTCACGCAGGAAGCCAGTCATCCGCCCCCGCGATCAGCGTGGCGACGACTTCGGCCACGATTGCCGTTGGCGCATCGACTCGCGTGCTCGCATCGACGACCGTACCCGGTGCCGTGACCTCGTATAACCGCGCTTACGCGACGATCTGCAACGTCACATCGAATGCCGTGTTCGTTCTTTTGAACGGCGACAAACCGGCATCAGGCACGAACTACACGGCGGTCATTGGCGCGACATCGACGCTCCCGACATGCTTCGAAGTGACCGACAATCGGCTGATCTACAACGGCTCGATCACCGCCTCATCTTCGAATCAAATCACCACCAACGTAACGGTTACTGATTACGTCTACTAAACCGTATGGACCTCGCCGGAATTGCTCGCAGAGTGTACCGACGAACAGGAACCAACTCGACAGGGTGGGGCGCTTCGGGCGCTGATCTTGTGGACGCCATCAATGACGCGCACGACCACTACCTGAGCATTATCAGAACGAAGACGGGCACATTCCGGGCAACAGCCTGGACAACCACGGACCTCTCGACGGGGACCGCAACGCCGAAATTCGCCTCGGACTTCCACGAACTGATCCCGCTCCGTGTTGAGTACCAGTACGAGAAGGACAAAAAAGCCAAGGCAGCACTCGCCGACGAACTCGCCGAGAAGCTGGACGCGCTCAAACGCTTTTATGCGATGCGGGTCTATCAAGAGCTCATCGTCACCATCGCGGCGCCGGGGATCTTCACCGCACCCTCTCACGGCCTACAGGCTGGGCAGCGTGTCATATTCCTGACGACCGGCGCAGTCCCGACCGGCCTTGCCGTTGATACTTGGTACTACGTCGTATCGACAAACCTCGGGGACGATACGTTCAGTGTGTCGGCTACCAAGTCTGGCACAGCCATCACGACAAGCGGCTCACAGAGCGGCACACACTACTACGCTTCCGACCAGCAGCCGCGCTTTACGATCAACCAGCAGGACAGCAACGAATGATATGGGCAAAATCTACGAAACAAAAGTACGCGACTTCACCGGAGGAATAACCAACGATCCCCGCGACGACGCGACAGGTGTCGCGCAGATGATTACCAACTTCGATATCTTCACCGATTACAAACGCGCTATTCCGTATCGTGACGTTGAGGACGGCAACAGCGCGCAGTCAACCGCGCAGATACAGGCTTACTGCGTGGCGTTGCGAACGGGAACGACCTACAGCCTGTACGGCCTCGGAGTGGACTCGGGCCATCCCTATATTTCCTACAAAAACATCACGACGGGCGCGGCGAACGACCTCGACGACAACGCCTGGAACTTGACCGCGAACAGCATCGCCGCTTCCGGCTCTACGTCATACGACTGCTTCGTGTTCTATCCGCGTACTGGACGTATCTACGGCGGGCATCTCTCGTCTAATATCTGGAAATACGACCCGACAGGGGTCGCAGCTTTCGTTGATACGGAGCTTTCCATCTCGTACAGCACGATCGCGCAAGGACTCGTCCACTCACAGGACGACATCTTGTACATCCCTTACGACAACAAGATCGCCAAGAACGATAACGGTTCGTGGACCGCTACTGCCCTCACGCTTCCGACGGAGTTTTACATTACTTCGATCTGCGAGTTGGGGGCGCTGCTCGCCATAGCCGCCGCACCGAAGTCGGGTATCGGCACATCGCGCGTGTACCTGTGGGATCGGGACTCAACACTTGAAACCGTCTCGGAGAATATTGACTGGGGCACCGGCATCCTAAAAGTGCTCGAAAACATCGAGAACACGCTCATTGGCATCTCGCTCGCCAACGACGTAACCCGCAATAAGCATCGCGTGATTTTCCGAAGGTACGACGGGTATGGAGCAGTAAAATTCCGCGAGTTGACGAGTTCGAGCATCACCGACCTAAAAAGCGTCAAGCAAAAAATAGACAACCGACTGCACTTCATGCTCGCAGGTACGTTCGCGGGAGCTGTGCGTGAAGGGATATGGACCATCGGTCGACCTTCACCGGACAAGCCCTTCGCACTCGTTCACTCACATACTCCGAACAACGACACGGCACTCGGGGCTGGTGTCCTCAAAGGCTTTTATATCCTCGGTGACTACGTTTTTACGTCCTACATCAACAATTCCAGCGTGGCTGCGATGTCAAAGACTCTCGCTACCGCAACATATACAAAAAAGGCAATTTACGAGTCGGTTATCTTCAGCGCCAAGGACAGCGCCGCCGTAAAATCGTGGAAGGGCTACTCATCCACATTCGAGCCGTTGACTTCGAATGCTCAGGTTGTGTCAAAATACAAAAAGGACGAGGAGACATCATTTACAACGATCCAGACCGAAAACACGACGAGCGCAATCTCCCGTTCATCGGCAACAATCGACAGCGCCGGCTCGTTGCCCGAGCACAAGGAGCTTGCTTTCCGATTGGAGAGCACAAACGGCGCAGTCATTACCGGCTACAGCTTCGAGCAAGAAGTGGAGGAGAGCAAACCATATTGATATGCCCAGACCCTACGAGAACAGAGAGATCGACGCAAAAATCCAGACACTCATGGATAAACTCGACGATAACTCGCACCTCACACGTAACAAAATACAAGCCGTCCAGAATGTCCTCGAACTTCGAATTGCCGACGATCACAAGGCTGTCGCCGACAGCCTTTCCCGTATCGAGGTCAAACAGGACGCTCACGGGAAGAAACTCGACTACACCAACGGGAAGGTGCGCAAGATCATCATGGCGATCATCGGTCTCGCCGGCATCTTGATCGGTCTCGGTTTTCAGCAACTTATGCCCTTCCTCACACTCCTCGTATGAACCCCGAAATAGCGGCACTGTTGAAGCGCATCGCTGACCTCGAAAACATCGTCTTTAACCACAGACACAAAGGATTCGACCAGACGAAGGTGCTCGACCGCATCTTAGGTGGAGCGCCGCAAGGCAACCCCGCAGGTGTCGATGGCTGTGTCCTTTTCAACGATTCCGGGGACATCGGGACCATCCCATTTCTGCAATACGACAAGACCGACGCCGATAAGTTATCCCTGACCCCCGCGGGTGCGCACGCTGAACTAATCGCCGACGCAGACAAGGACATCACTATCTATGTCCTTCCTTCAACCGGGAGTACCAACGCAGGCGAAATCAACCTCATCGGCGGCGATTCCGTCACTGGCGATGCAGGTGCCGTAACCATCAGTGGAGGCGCATCGAACAACGGCGCTGGGTTCGGGCAAGGTGGGTACGTTCGTGTTTTCGGCGGCGATCAGGACGGTGGACAGATCGAAATCTCCGCAGGAAACGGCGCTACCAACGCCGACGGTGGACAAGTAAGCATAATCGCAGGTGACGGAAACGGCAGTGGCGACGGCGGCAATGTAGAAATCTGGCTCGGTGCAGGCTCACCGAGAGGCGACCTCAAGATTATTCCGATCAAGTCCTCGGGGATTGCCGCCATCCTTGATTTCTTTGGAGTCGGTGGCTCCGACAAGCGGTTTACGTTTCAAAACAAGTCAGGGACCATCGCACACCTCGACGATATAACAGCGGCACATGTCATCGAAGAAGAAGGCAGTCCACTTACCCAACGTTCGAAGTTGAATTTCATCGGTGCGGGCGTAACCGCGACTGACAACTCAGGAGCCGACAGCACCGACGTTACGATCCCTGGCGGCTCGCCTGACGGTTCAGACAGACAGCTTCAATTTAACGATAGTGCCGCGTTTGGTGGAGCAAAGATTTCATACACAGAAGGCGGCGGAGTACAGACACTTAAAGCCGATAACCAAACCGTCGCCGACACTAATGGCGACGACCTGCATATCGTTGCTGCTGACGGAAAGGGTGCAGCGTGGGGAGGCGACCTAGAACTCAGCGCCGGAAGCCCCGAAGGTTCGTCGGGATTCGGAGCGGACCTTACACTCACTGGAGCTCCCGACACTGGAACGCCGGGTGATACGACGTTTATAGGCGCGTACGGCGTCGATGGCGACGGAGGCAACATTTATATACAAGGCGGTGGCAAAGGCGGCTCAGGCACCCTTGATGGAAAAGTCATCCTTTCCGACGCATCAGCCGGACAGGTGACACTCGAAACGAATGTTTTATCCGGCAACAAGACCGCTACGTTTCCGAACCGTACCGGTATTTTCGCCCTAATCACATCAGGCAGCGGCGCACCCGGTACGACACCAGAAGCCGTCGGCCAAATCTATGCTGATACGTCAGGTGCAAAAGTTTACATATCAACAGGGACGGCGAGTAGCGCGGACTGGAAAATCATGAACTAGTTTTAGTAGCGTATAATAAATTCACATGACCTTCACTCTCCCAGGACTCGGCGGCGGCGGATCGTACTCGGCACCCGACCTCAGCGGCGCTTCGCTCAAAACCACAAGCGTCGCGCAGCCTGTCATGACAACGGTAAAAGACCCCGGCGGTTTCACGCTGAACACGACACCGACTCCCACCGCGCCGAAACCTATCGCAGCCGACACGCTCGCTTCGACTCCCACGGCCTACAAACTCCCTGACGCACCGCAGCAGCCCGACTACTTGGGCACGCTCGCTGCAGTCCCCACCATTGATTCAATCGTTGCCGACGCGAACAAGCCCTCGGCGACCGAGACGACAAACAACACCCTCATGTCGTCGATTCTAGAAACAGTCGGCAAGATAACAGGCCGTAAAACGGCTCAAATTGACGCGGAGGCGAAAGCAGGACTGCCCGGCCTCAATACGCAGCTCACGGACGTAAACAACCAGATACAGGCATTACAGAAGGAAGCAGCAGCCATTCCGTTGCAGATACAGGAGAACTTCGCTGGACGTGGAGCGACAGCCGCGGGAGTTGCCCCCATCCAGACCGGTCTGCTTCGCCAGAACGCCATCAAAGCACTCGGGCTCTCCGCGATCGCGCAGACCCTACAAGGAAATATCTCACTTGCGCAGTCACAGGCGGACAAAGCGGTCGAGGCCGAATTTGCGCCCGAGGAAGCGAAGCTTACATATTTGAGCAAGGCGCTCGAAATGAACACGCAACTTCTTTCGCGTGAGGATCAGAAGCGTGCGGCGGTTATGCAAGCGAAGCTAACGGAGCGTCAAAACATTATTGACCAAGCAAAGAGCGATCGACAGGCTGTTTTTACACTCGTCATGGAAGCGGCGAAGGTAGGGGTAGATTCAAAGACGCTCTCACTCATTCAAAACGCCAGGACACCCGAGGAAGCATTGATCCTCGCCGGCCCTGCACTCGGCACGGAGTTCCGAGAACGGATGAAGCAACAGGCATTCGAGAACAGCATCACGTTACAACAGCTACAGCTTGCGAAACAGGCCGCTGCACAAAAAGCCGTCGGTAACATCACTACGGCGTCAACGGTTACGGACCTCACGAAACTTCTCTCTAGCAGCACCATAGGCGCAACTACCAAGACAAATATCGGCAATATCTTCGGGGTGATGGGCGCGGCCGAGACGATGGCAAAGAACAACACGGGAGGCAAGTTTGGCGGGATCTCACCCTTTAACGCTGTGCTCGACACTGTTCTCCCGAGCATCCTTCGCGATCCGCTAAAATCTAAGGCAGGCGTTGAAAACTCCGGCTACATCGACGGTATCAACCTCAAGGTTCAACAATGGGCATCCGGTGCCAGCCTCACCGCCGCGCAGATCGAGCAAGTCGCCCGCATGACCCCCACCACAAAAGACAGCGACACACAGGTAAGGGTCAAGTTGAACAACCTCTCTAACTTTATGAACGACCAGATTGTCGGCGCGTTGCGCGCCGAAGGTATCACCTACACCCCGCCGAAAGTCGACTTGTTCGCTCCCCCGGTAACACTGGAGACCATCTTCAAATAATATGGCGATCACCGACAACTTCGAGGCAAAGAGAGCGAAGGCGAAAAGCCTCGGCTACACCGACGAGCAAATCAACACGTACCTCAGGTCGCAAGGCATTTCTGTCCCGACCGTACCGCTCACGAAAAAGATCACGAACGTCGCTGCGAAAGTGACTGACTCACTCGGCTTGCGACACGCGAGTGATGTGATCGCCGACGACATCAATAATATCGCTCACCCTAAACTTATGGAGGCAGTCAATGCTCCGAAGCGTAGTGCGCTCGACAACGCCGCCGCCGGCGCTGAGTTGGGGCTCGCAACTGCCGGGGGAGAGTTTAGTGGAGCAACCGCTGCACTCGGAACCTCCCTTGCGAAGCAAGCTGTCTCACATTCCGCCGATGGCATCGCGAGCATTCTCTCGAAAGGAGTGGAGCACGCAGCGAGCGCTCTTGAAACGCCTATCGCCAAGAACGTCGAGAGCGTCCTCAAAGAAACGCCGTCAACCGCGTTCGACCACTACGTCCAACTCGCCACGAAAGCTACCGAGAACAATAAAAACGTTACCCCACTCGAATTTGTAGGTCGCCGTGCGGAACACGCACTCGAAACAATCCAAACCCAACTGAAAACCATCGGCCAAGCCAAACAGGAGCTCATGGGACCGGGCCGCGTGTCAGTCACACCCATTGACGGCACTATCGTCAAGACGTTCGGTCAGAAGCTCGCAAGTTTCCGCAACAGTCTCACCGGTACGGGAGGCGATACAAGTCTCATTTCGTCGGTTCAGTCAGAACTCAAAAAACTCGGAGAGACACCATCAGCAGGGCAAGTAGATAAGTTCGTCGATTTCGTACAGGATAAGATTTACACCGCAGGCCGTGACCTCACCGTGCCCGTCACGAACAAGACAACAGCAGCGCTACGGTCATTCACAGAGGGGTTGAACACTGGCCTAAAAGAACAACTTCCCTCGAAATACAAAGAGTTGAACGACGCATATTCAAAACTCATCGGCGTTCGAAACGAGTTGAACACAAAACTCGGCAAGGAAGGCGAGAAGGGCGGCGCGCTCATGAAGCGAGTGTTCAGCCCGTCGGATGCGAACACGAAGGAATTGTTCGCCAAGGTTCACGAACTCACGGGCGTCGACCTCGTGAACGAAGCTACGCTCGCACGCTACGTCATGGACGTAATGGGCGACGCACGGCAGAAAAGTATGCTCGAAATGTTGAAGATCGACGGCATGTCACCGAAGCCCGGCAACGTAATCGGTCAAGCCATTCATTACATCACCGAGCACTTTAATTCGCCCGAGGAGATTATCAAACGCGCTCGCACGCGAACTATCGGCGGTTCCGCGCAATAATCGTCAGCACCAGACTGCCAACAAACCACGCTACCAACACTCCAATAATTATCATCCCGCAACGCTAACATGGACGGAGAAAAAACCCTACACGCCATCGCAGACCTCGTATCGCATAAACAGAACGGCGACGACCTTTTGAGTGCGGTCAAAGTTGCACTCGATCTATTCCTCGAATTGAAAGACGCGAACGAGGAGCAACGCGCAGACATTTTAGCGAGGTTTCAAGCCCTAGAATCGGACACGAAGAAACGCGTTGCTCAAATAAAGGACGGCGAACCGGGACCGAAGGGCGAGCCCGGCACAAACGCCGAACCACCCACGGCCGACGAATTGCTTGCTCTCATTCGCCCGCTCATCCCTCAACCGATCAAGGGCGACGACGGAAAGCCAGGTACGGACGGCTCCCCGGACATGGCGGAGGACATCCGCAACAAACTTGAACTACTTGAGGACGACGAACGACTTGACGCATCGGCCATCAAAAACCTCGAGACATACGTCAAGCAATACGCACCGAAGCAAACGAGCGGCGGCACGACTGGTTTAATCGGTCGCGGCCGCGTCCACTACTACGACCTCTCGCCGTTTTTGGACGGTGTTACCAAGACGTTCAACATCCCCGCTGTGTGGGCCGTCCTTTCCGTATCCGCCTCGTCATCGCCCGGCGCTCTCCGTCCGGTCATCGACTACACGAACGACACGCAAAGCATCACGTTCACCGATCAGATCCTTGCATCCGGAACACTCGAAGCCGGGCAGACAGTGGTACTATTGGTTGAAGATGCCTGATGTATGAAAGCGCTCTTCCTATCGTTCGGTTTCGCACTCGGCGTGTACCTCGCACTGTTTTTGAATGTCGCGTTCGCCCTACCATCGTGGACGAATGAAGTCTCGCTGATCCCACAGGTCAACAACACCTACACACTTGGGACAACTTCGAAACTTTGGAAATCACTCTACGTCACGGAAATCTGCTTGTCGGGAGACTGTAGAACAGCGTGGCCGGCGGGTGGAGCCGGGGGAACCTTTTCAACAACGTCGGCTGATTTCTGGCAGACGCAGCGTAACTTCTTCTCCACCTCGTCCGCCGACTACCTACAAACGCAACGCAATTATTTCAGTACATCGTCGGCTGACTACTGGAAAACACAGAACAACTTTTACAGTACAACGAGCGCGAACTTTTGGAGCTCGGTAGGACTGGGATTTTCGACAACATCGAGCGACTACTGGCTGACAACGAAGTCGCTCTCAGCGTTTTCTACGACGAGCGCTAATTATTGGGCGTCGTTCGGACTCGGGCACTCCACCTCCTCGTTCGCCTACAACCTTTCGACTTACGACAAGGGTTACTTTTTTTCGACGACATCCGCTGATGCTTGGGGAGCGACAAAAGGCTACATAACGGGCACTGCCTGGGGCTCGATCACCGGCACACTTTCAAACCAGACTGACCTCGCAAACGCTCTATATGGGAAACTCGGAACATCATCACCGCTCGTTTCGGGTTCCGGGCTACTTTTCCCAACAGGCGCGAACACTGTCGCATCGGCTCCCACAACGACACTCGCTGTCTCTGGACCGTTCACGACTACGGGAACACTAGGCGCACTCGTCGGCGGCTCAAATTCAACGATCAATTGGACCGGCCTCTCCACAACATCACAGCCCGCGTCCAGTAACCTGCTCGTTTCAAACGGGGCAGCCGGTGTATTTGGTGTTGCCACAACAAGCGCGACATGCGCGGGCACGGTCTCGTGCACAACGTTCACAATAATCGGCGCATCGCCGGTAACACTGACCGGGAGCGCGAGCGGTGGCGCCGCCTGGCCCTTCACCCCGTCGTCCTACGCCGGCACGGCTGTTCAGGCAACGTCGTCCCCGATCTGGCTCACCCTCACATCCGGCTACAGTCTCATCGCATCATCGACCCTCATCAACTTCGCCTCGACAACAGCGATCTCGGTTTCCTCGACTGGCTATTTCGGAACCGCCAGCACTTCGAATCTCACAGTTTCAAACGTCTCGAATGCACTCCTCAACACTTCGGCTTCCGGCGTTGTCCAGGCAACCTCCTTCTCCGGACCGCTTACATTCACCGGGGGAACGCTTACTATCGCGCCATCAAGCGACACGGCGAATGGCTACCTATCCGCCGCCGACCATTTGATCTTCACGAACAAGGTGGCTACAGGCACAACATTCGTTGCGGGGAACATCCCGTACTGGGGAGGCACTGGACAGCTTTTCAATATATCGACAGGAACGGTTTCAGGAACGAACGGCATCACCGTTACGGCGAGCCGCTACGCGTTGAATGGAGCACTTGCTATCGACTGCACTGTTGCATCACTCACAGCGGCGGGATGTCTCGGCATTACCGATTACGCCAAGTTCAATATGAAAGTCGCAACAGGACAGCCGGAAACGAAAGGACAGCTCGCATTCTGGACCACGACGAACGGAACACCGTCCACACTCGGATCAGTAGCCACGGGTACACTGGCTGCGTCGGGCCTCGTTTCCGTAACCGCCAGTAACTACGTGGTCGGTCCCGGCGCAACTGTCTCACTGGCGAACGTCAACGCCAACACTGTACTTGGGAACCCCACAGGCGCGAGCGCGGCACCGACAGCCTACGCAACATCGTCACTATTCAATAACGCAGCGTCAGGTGTGACGGGCCTCATGTCTTCGGTTGACTGGGGACTGCTTCACACAGCGACGAGTACATTCACCGCGCCGCTTGTGTGGACAGGTTCGACGAACGCTGTCACTTGTAACGTTGCATCCGTGACCGTCGCTGGGTGTCTTGGCATCACGGACTACGCGACATTCAACATGAAAGTTGCTACGTCAGGCGCAGAGACAGCAGGTCAACTCGCAGCATGGGGGACAACAAACGGCACGCCCGCAAAGTTGTTCTCCGTCGCCACAGGTACGATCTCCGCAACTTCCCCCGTCACAGTAACAGCAGGGCGCTCCTGTATCGGCGGCGGTTGTGTATTCGCGTGGGATTTCTCAGTAGCGAACACCTGGACGGGCCTACAGACTTTCAACACCGGCGGCATCCTCGTAAACGCATCCTCTACGATACAAGGTTCAGTTTTCCCAGCCTTCAACCGCTTCGGCCTCGCCTCATCGACTCCCTCAGTCTTATGGGGCGGAGCGATCGGCACTACTACCGTGATGCAGAACGCACAGTTCGTTGTCGGTATGGCTTCTTCCACAACGTCAGGTGCAACAGAAACGGTGGACTGGGATAAGGGCAACCATCGCCGCTTCATCCTCAATACCAATACCGCTTTCGTCATCAACTCGACATCCTCAAATCCACGCGATGGCGGGCGCTATTTGCTAGAAATCTGCCAAGACCCTACAGGCTCGCGCACCGCGACGTTCGCCACAGGGCCGACGCATATCCGCTGGGCCGATAACGCGACGACGACGATCACCGCCACGGCGAACAAATGCACGATGATAGGTCTGATCTACGAGGCCACGTATTCCGTTTACAAAGCGGTCGGCAGCACCACCAACATGAACCTACAGTAATATGAGAAAGACAATCGTCGTTCTGCTGTTGCTGCTTCTGCCGAACATCGCAGCCGCCGGCACATTCGGCGGCGCTGAAACATTTGAAAGCTACGCCAACGGAGATAACATCCACACAAAAAACGGCGGCTCTGGCTGGGCTGCTGCTTGGGCGAACCAGAACGGCAACGACTGGTTCGCTACGAGCACGTCACCGGGGCAAGGCTCGCTCTCGGCCGGAGCTTCAACTGGAAATCCCGGTAACATCTCCCGTCAGCTCACGACAGCGATGACCGACAGCTCGACCATCGTCCACGTTATGATGAAGGAGTCCAACACTACGGGGTTCGGAACATTCACTGTTGACACCGCCGCGAACCTCGACACGAACTACATCCTTCTGGAATTTATGGGCGGGAACATCCGAATACGCGCCGGAGCAGACGCACAAACGCTCGTGACGAGTTACACGGCGAACACCTGGTATCACTGTTACTTGGACCTCGACGCTCCGAACCACCGCGCACGTGGGTACTGCTCGACGACGATTCCGGGAGCGAGCGTAACGTTCTCTTCCTACGTCACCCGTGCTGCGGGGACTACTTTTGCTTACGTGGGGCCATACCGCGACAACACGGGCACCGGTATCTTTACCGTCGATGACATCCGTGACGTGGGGACCGACCTCACCGCGACCAACGTGAACTACCGGAACGATTGGTGGTCTATGTTTTGGTGGTAGAATGACCGGATGAGATACATATTTATCCCTATCCTGCTTGTGGCTTGCGTCCTGGGCTCGTGGTTCATTGTCCTCTCGGAGTTGATAGGTTACCCAGTCATCGAGTAGACGGGTGCTACAATTAAGACCATATGAAGAACTACGGCATTGACCTCGAAAGAGAGCGAGCCGAACAAGACGGATCAGAGTGGAAATTCGGCGCAACGTCGCCGCAATGTCTCGCAGCAATCCCACTCCTCGATCGAATGAAGTACCAGCCGCCCGGCGAGTACCAGTTTGGCGTCGAAGATTTCATGGACTGCGCCACGCGCGCGCCGATCAACATCCTCGCGGCCAAGTTCACCTTTCGCCACCGACGAATGCAATTCTTGCATGAGAATGGTTTATGGCTTGAACAGAACGGTTACGTCCAGAACGGCTACGTCGACTTCTCCGATCGGTTCACCGCCATTCTCTCCGGTACGACACCTCAGGGCAATTCGTTCAAAGCGCCTCTCGAATCAATCCGCAAAGATGGTCTTATTCCGAAATGGATGCTCCCGCGCGACGCATCCATGAACTTCAACCGCTATCACAACCGGGCCGACATCACGCCGGCGATGATCGCGCTCGGCAAGGAATTTGCCCGCCGCTTTACCATCAATTACGAGCAGGTCACAAACATCAAAGGCCACCTCTACACCGACGAGGTAGAAGTCGGCGGTTTCGCCTGGCCACCGGAACGCAACGGCATATTCGGCCGCTCGGAAGAACCGATGAACCATGCGTTCAAAGTCATCGAGCCCGAGTATCTGGCGTTCGACAACTACAAGGACAGCAACGACGATTTCTATAAAAACCTCAGCCCGGATTACAAGTTTTACGACTACGGCTACCGCGTCATTCTCTCGGCTGAAACCGCAGATCCCGTCATCGCCCAGAAGCAGGGCATTATTGCCATGCTCTTTGAGCTCTTGGGCCTCTCCCGGTACCTAAAGAGCCTGCAGCCCGCCGCTGAACCCCCTGTAATCCAGCCAAAACCACCCGAAATTCCAACGCCAACACCCAAACCCGTACCAACACCCACTCCATCAATTACACCCCTCTCACAGCGTTTATACGACGTTGCATTCGCCTCGCAGGGCATGGACCTCAGCAGGAGTGCGCCCAATGAACAAGGTTGCGCGGAAAGTTTGTCCCGGCTCATAAATCAGGTGGACCCCGGTTTTCCCATCATGCTCTCCACCGCCTCGATGATGCCGGCACTCCGAAAACGATATCGGGAAGTCACGCAGCCGGAGCAGGGCGACATCGCCATCTTCCCAACGGTCGGACCGATCACCGGGCACTGCGGAGTGTGGGGCCGCAACCATGTCCTAAATAATAATTCCGCTAATGGAAAATGGTCGGCCAGTTACACGCTCGCCGGATGGTTAAAGGCCGCAAAGAACCGCGGGCTCAAAAATTACTTTTTCCGGATGTAAGGTCGATTTATCAGCCAACACAACATCACCATGTACTCAGTCACACAAGCAGCAAACCTCGGCCAGATCATCGGCCTCTTGCTCACCATTTTCGGATCACCGGTAGACAGTCAGGCAGTAGACGGTTTTGTACAGGTATGCGGAGCGATCCTCAGCATCCTGTCATTCCTCATCGCATGGGTCCACCGCTACAACAAAGGCGGCGTGGCGCTCAGCGGTAAACGCATATACAATCAATAGGCGCGAACGCATGACGAAAGCCGCCCGAGAGAAGGCGGCTTTTTCATTTACAGGAGCAGCGCGGACCTAGTACCAGCAAAAAAGAGGAGAAGGGTCGGATTTAACCACCCCGGATATGCTTCATGTTGATGTGGGTGATACGGGAGTTTCGTCCGCGCTGCTATCCACAGGCTACCATGAAATCCCCGTGAAGGGCCGTGCTACATTTTTCTGATGTCTTTAATGTATAATGCCAACTGTGCGCGCGGGGCAAATTGCTTTTCCCGCACGTGCTCAGATGGCATTAAAGACGCCGGAAATTCCGCTCAGTAATGGGCGGTTTTTTCGTTGTTCGTTGTCAGCAGGGAAAAACGCTTGTTGGGCGCGTTGCGTAAATGCGTCCATTAAATCAGGATGGTTGGTTGTGTGGAGGGTGGAGGTTCGATTCCTCGGGCATGAAGAGGCTGGTGCTGAGATGGCCATTACCCAAACGCCCTCCGCAAAATCAATCATCAAGGCGCGAGTAAAGGCACAGATGCGAAACCCCGGAAAATAGCCACCGGGTCTACCGGGGCATCTGATCTGTGCCGTTGCCGCTCTAAAGAAGCACTCACCGCCGAATTTTTTCAGGTTCTGGCCCGGCTTCACCCAACCCTCTGCCTACATAGTTTTCACGTGCAACCCCTGCCGCGCTGCGTTCAGGGGAACCCGGTTTTATTCGGCGCCGCCTATTTCCACTTCCCCCACAGATTTCCCTTTTTCCACCACGGCTTTTCCCGCTCCGCCTTCTCCCGTTCAAATTCCTTGGCGGATTCAGCATTTAATACGTCCAAGATTCCGCGCTTAATTGCATCGTCCTGCACATGCTTCTGGACAACCGTCCGAAAAAACTGCCCGAGCAGTTGCATTTCGTCGTCGCCGACGCCGAAATAATTCTGCCGCATCCAGCGGAAGTGTTCTGGCGCATTCGCCTCATTCCAGTGCGGCCCGTACCACACCGCGAGCGTATCGCAGTACGCCTGCTTCCCCTGCTCAGCCCTGATCTTCGCCAGCCGCGGCTTCAAGTGGATCGGCAATTCATACATCTCATCCATACACTTCCCCCTACACCTGCGGTGCCCTCTGCATATGCTTTCCTTGCATGTGTACCCTAGTTCAGTTTTTCTGCGCGAAAAACCCCGCTTTTCCTCACCTTTTCCGCCCTGTTCGCGCTGGTCTCCGACCGCGACTTCCTATCGTTTCTCTGTTTCCTGGTTTTTCTAATTTCCCATTACGCATGGGCGGCTTCAACCCATCCCAAGACGGCGGGATGCCGGATCGCTCCGCTCCCCGTCACCCTTGTCTCGGTCTGGGTTTATTCCTGGCACTTGCTCCGCAAGATGCAGGTACAATCCCAGGGCAAACGATAGGAAGTCGCGGTCGTCGCCTACGAGCCGCGCTCACAGGGCGGGCAGTTCGCCGGCTACCGATCTCCGATCGGCGTCCCCACCAGTTCCGACCCTCCCATCGCTTCCGGGCTAACGAACACCGCGCCTCCGGCGCGGCGTCGCGTTAGTCCCGCTCGGGAGGGTCGGCGCGTCCGTGACACACGGACAGGGTTGACAGTGCCCCCATGTCCATTCCCCTCGCAATTCCACCAAGCCCCGCATGATAAAATGCTCATATATGCCTCCCTGTTTCGCTTGCGGACACCCTGGAGACGTACACGAATGGCACGTGTCGCGAGAGCGCGGCGCATGCAAGACGCGCCGCAACGGGCGGCGCTGTGTTTGCAGTCGCTACGTCCCTCTCGCTACCGACCGCAAACCATCGAACCGATATATCGGACGAATAGGGCGCCGACCCCGCCGCTAAAGGAACAGCTATGCGGACAGTTCGCTCCGCATCGCCGTCACGATAGCCGTCCTTTAGCGGCCGCTCGCGGTAGAATGACGATAGGCCCGCCGTGTTTTGAGAGAAGCGTGGTGGGGTTCTTTCCACCCTCTCGCGAGGGGTTTAGCGGTCGGCGCGTCCCGTGCGCAGATCCTCTCGACGATGGGGGACCAATACGCACCGCGTCACGCCGACCCATGAGAAACAAACTGTACATAGGAGAGCCTGATATTGAATTACCGCGTGGTGGTTGCCTTTTGATAGACGGTACGTTGTGGGATGTTCCCGCGTGGCGACGACCGCGGATATTTGACCCGCTCGACAGTTCATTTAATCCGCTCGCAGACCTCGACTATCGCAAGTCGTGCGACATCGTGGATATTTTCGACGCACTATTTGCGCGCGGGGAAACGACTCTCACGAAAGACATGGGGCTCGAATTTATCGCCGACCTGCTCGAACACCGTCCGAAATCTTTTGAGGAATTGGCGGACCTCATACCAGAGCCCGACAAGAAATCTTCGCCTGGGCACACATGGGCGCATGGCAAAGTCCGCCGCATCCTGCGCTCCCCTGTTCTCAGAAAAGTATTTTGTGAGCGGCCGAATTTCACATTCAAGCGCGGCTCCGTAAATCAGGCACGCATTAACCGAGCCGAGCTGGGAACGTTCGACGCAAACGCGCTCGGGTTGTTTCTCATTGCGAACTTTTCCGGTCAGATAATTGTTCCGAACTTCGGCCCCTATGTCCGACCGTTCCACTCGTCACTGATCGACGAACAGCGGCTCATTGCCGGCGTGCGCACGCTCTCACAGTTGAAGGGCGAATTGCGTGACGCGATGATGCTCATGGAAAAGGTAGGGCAAGGATGCACCTACGACGACGCGCAGGAACTCGCCAAGTACGACTGCAAACACCCGCCACATACGGACGGCTACGACACATTCATTAAGTCCGTGATGGCTTGAATGGGCTTGGTGGAAGGGCGCCCCGCGCAGCGGAGTTGACAACCGTTTCAAAACGACGCCGTTCGCGTTATCCACATGCGCACATCCGCACATATGGTAATGTGTGCATAGGTCGCTTGGGAGTATCGGAAAGCTGGATTAACTCGCGCCTTGTGCGCCTCGACACCAGCACCAGCGAGTTCTTTGAAAACCGAATATCGACACACGCTGCGCTGAATTGCGATGAAGTGATTGTGTCGGATATATTTTCGGGGGTGCGGCAAATGACACTCTCAGCCCCGTTGGAACGAGTGTCCGACTGACACACGGGACGAAGTGCCCCCGCAAATGTGAATTAAAAGCATCGAGCCTTCCGCTCCCCCGCTTCACTCGACGCGGCGGGGCAGAGGGATAATCAAACTTACTTATGAATTTATCTACCATCATTGCAGATGGGTACTTACGAGAGGCATCAAGAAAACGGATTAACGGAAAAGGGTTTTTTATCTCCTACGTAGTCGCAGGGAGTGGTCCGACAGGTGATGAAACAGCACTCGTAAAGGGAAACAAATTCTACATCCTCAATGGAGACTGGACGGAAGAATACCGACCGCTGGTTAAGAAGGGCTACAAGACTTGCAAGAAATTCTTCGACAGCAAAAAAGATGAATACGAGAACTTCTGGTCAGACTGATTATGATCACACCTTACACGATCGACACCATCATCTACCGCCACGAACTCGCCTACTTCAAAGGCAAGAGCCTTGCAGATTTCCGCGAGCGAAAAGACCGCCGTATCTGGGCACACATCCAGCGGTGGTTCACGATGTGGAGCGTTCTAGCGGTGGCATTCATCCAGGCGTTACCAGTTCACACCTTCGCATGATCGAAACCCACCACGGTGCAGACCACAAAGACTGTGAACAGTGCCGGACAGAAAAGCTTGCGGACACCATCGCCGACGTTGCGAAGGAGTTAACAGAACCCGAATGGGACGAACAATAAAAATATGCACACACGACTTACCGTGAACTTCATAGACGCCTTCGGCGGTTATGCGGTCCCGGTCGCGCTCTTTATCGGCTTCGGCATCGGAATGGCCGTTTGTTACTTACTTGTATGACACTCACCCCGCAGAACGAGAGGCGGAAAGCGCAGATCATCCGCCAGCTCGAAAAGAAAGCGGTGCCTGGCAACATCGCTTGGCAGCGCATTGAAGAATTACAAGGCTTCGATGGCGACTACACACCCGCCGACCACGGAATGCATTGGAGCGATAACAACTAAACAATAAACAACATATATGTCATTTCTACCTGAAAATTACGAACGTCCCGCAGCATCGGGCGGCAACTACGCAAAATTAGAAGATGGTGCAAACAAGTACCGCATCCTCTCGGAAGCGATTGTCGGCTGGCAGTATTGGAACACAGAGAACAAGCCAGTACGCCTCACCGAGCGACCAGATGCACTTCCCGAGGATATCCGTCTGGAAAACGGGAAGCCCGAAAAGATAAAGCATTTCTGGGCGTTCGTCGTGTGGAGCTATCGCGATAGCAAAATCCAAGTCCTCGAACTCACGCAGGTTTCAATTCAGGGACCGCTTGAAGACTTGGTCATGTCCGAGGACTGGGGCGACCCGCGCGGCTACGACATCACGATAACCAAGAAAGGCCAGAAGCTCGACACCGAATACACGGTGCAGCCGTCCCCGCACAAGGATGCCCCCGTGGAAGCCACTCAAATGCTCAAGACGACGACCGTTGACCTCAAGGCACTGTTCCGTGGTGAAGACCCGTTTGGCGCAGCCACGGCCCGCGTAGAGCGCGAGGATCAGGTCGCGGAGAACAACCCGTTCGCTGGCGACTTCAAATAACGTATGGAGAAACCCCGTACCGAGCAGCAGAACCGAGCGCTGCACAAGTATTTCGACTTGCTTGCACAGGAGCTCAATGGTGCGGGGTTCAACGTCCAGCTTGTCTTAAAGGAAAAGGTGGACATCGACTGGACGCCCTCACTTGTAAAGGAGGTTCTGTGGCGATCCGCGCAGCGCATCATTCTCGGAAAGGAGAGCACTACTCAGCTCGCAAAGCAGGAAGATATCGACCGCGTGTACGACCACCTTAACCGTCACCTGTCCGAAAAGTTTGGCGTGCATGTGGAGTTCCCGAGCACCGAGCTTGGATATGCGGACACCGCGCCGCTCAAAAAAGATTATCAACCTCATAAAACACAATGAGCACCATCACAGAAGAAGTGCGCGACATCCAGCGATGGAACGCGCAGACCCGTGCAGTTCTCGCTCACTTGGAGAAGCACGGCGAAATGTACAAGCACGACTGCACACTCGGCAGCGGCTTACCCGGCTACGGTGTCATCGAGCATCCCGGCGCACGCATCTTCGATTTGCGCGAGCAGGGCTACCTTATACGAACCGAAAAGCGCCCGACACGTTGGGTGTTGGTCGGTAAACCGGAAGCACAAATGCCGCTTCCTCTAAAAATCAAACAATGACCTACGACAAATTCAAAGTTATCGAAGCCCTCGGGAGTGAGACACGGTACAAAATCGTTGCGTTGCTACTCACCGGAGCTGCCGCAGTTGAAACCATCGCGGGTGGCCTCGGCATAGCTCCCTCCGCCGTGTCACAGCAGCTTCGGACGTTGTACAGCGCCGGGATCGTGACGAGCAAAAAGGACAGCCGGTACAGAATTTATCAGATCGCAAAGTCCGATGCAGGGAAAGCGGCACGGGCGATCATGCGCGTATGAACCGCCAGCAAACACGCCCCGCAGGAGAAGTAGGCATTGCAACACAGTGCTCTTTTCCTGCGGGGCGTGTGCCGTGTACGTTGCCGCTGTAACGAAAAACGATATGGACGAACAAAGCAAAGAAAACAACTACGAAATTGAAGTGGCGAACGAGGGTGAATACAACGAGCGCAAATCTTTCAAGACGGTCGCGGTGTTGGAAGGTCGCCAGTACCTAAAACTCTGCAAAATCATCCTCGACTTCGTTGACAACCCTACTGAGTTATGACCCACACCGAACGCCGCGAAATATAGATTGTGCGTCATTACAATTAACCAAAACACCATGAACAAAAACAGGGAATTGCTCGACGAGTTCATCGCGTATTGCGACGCGCATCCCGAAATGCGGTTCTGGCAGGCGCTCCGAAATTGGTGCGGCTGGAATTTCGTGTGGGTATCGACGCGGGGCGTAACGGACGAACCGGACTTACGCGATACGTTTTACTGGGAGAAAAACACCCGCGTATGAACCTCGAACAACGCATCGCGCGGTGGGCAGTCAGTGATGATACAGGGCTCTCATCGCAGTTTCTCGCGGCGTGTGTGCTCGGTGATCCTGACCTTGCTCGCATCAGTCATCCCTGTGACCCCAGCGATTTCGGCCGCTGCTATCGCCTCACGCGGCTGCTCACGACAACCGAGTTAACCGAAGCGTTAATCCTCGCGGGTGGATGTAGCAAAGAATGGGCTGCCGTCGCAGCAAACTGGGGCGATCTATGCGAAATGTACGAAGCAGAGCTGACCGAGAATACGGGCAAGGCTCCACGGCTATACAAGCGAATGAAAGAGCTTGGACTGTAACACGTCGCAAAATGCATCTTGTCCGTCATTACAATTAATCAAAACAACATGAACGAAGTCGATAAAGTGAATGCCTGCTGCTACGCGCTCATCCACATTTGCCGCGAGACGAACGCCGAGGAGATGAAACTCACACAAACAGGTGTGACGCACTTTGGCGAACCTCTCGGAGACTGGGAAATAATCGTACGGAAGGTATGAACCTCGAACAACAGGTATGCAGCCTCGACCTCGCAAAGCGGCTGAAAGAGTTGGGGGTGAAGCAGGAGAGCCAATTCTATTGGCGTTGTGCCGCCACCCAACACATTAAACGGGCGTCCTATTTGTGGTTCGCTAACGGAGCAATTCTCAAACAAGAAATGCTCGATGCCGCTGGCGAGGTTTCCGCCTTCACCGTCGCAGAGCTTGGAGAGATGTTGCCGATGTTCGTGAAGGAGGAGAAGTACAGCCTCAGATATTCTTTCTGGACTGCTCGCGTGAATGACGGAAATGAATGGGGGTGTGCCTACGAAGGCGAGCACAGCAACCTCGGAGGCTACGTTTTCATTGCCGACACCGAAGCCGACGCTCGCGCCAAGATGCTCGTCTACTTACTGGAAAATAAACTCGTCACGGTATGAAGCGAAGCCCACCGAGGAAGCGTAAGAGGTGTCACGTCTGCCGCGCAAAACGCGATGCAAGAAAAATGGAGAGGTGCTGCTATTCCCCGGATACCGGATGGACGTACCGCTGTGTCGAGGTCTGTATCGGAGAGGCCTTAAAGTAGCGAGCCTCCTCACTTCTTCGGCTTCGGTTTACGTTTCCGCGGTTTCGGCCTGTTCTCGATCGACGTTGCCACCCCTTCGACAAGAACAACGAGCGCGCGTCGTATCTCGGGATCGGATATCCGTGAGAAGCTGCCAAAAAGAATCTGTCCCTCGCGCGTGCCGAGAATATCGAGCAGCGCGGGGGATGTTTGCTTATCACCCTCGCCGTCCCACCCACCGGGGGCACCCTCGAAGAAATATGCTGCCGGGACTTCAAGCACCTTGCCGATCTCTTGCAACCGACTGGCACCGATACGATTGGTGCCTTTTTCGTATTTTTGAATTTGCTGAAATGTCAGGTCGATGTGTGCGCCGAGAACTTGCTGCGCCATCTTCACTTCAATGCGCCGCATGCGGACGCGGCCACCAACGTGAACATCGACAGGATGGGGGGATTTCATTATGCAACCTCCGTGGAGTCCGCATAGAAACACAAATCTTGATTTCTGTAGGGATGTAAAGCACTGAAATCACTAGGCATTTGCTAGACTACCTAAATGGGTTCCACAATCGCGACACAACCCGTTAGATGGCGTAAAGCCTTGCGATTCCCGTATTTCGCGCATCGGACACACTTCGGGTTTGCAGAAATCAAGATATTTGTCGCGCTATGAACCTCTATGGCTACGCGCGGGTGAGTACGAACGGGCAGGCGCTTGATGCACAGGTGCAGCAATTGGAAGCGGCCGGGTGTGCTCGCATTTTCCGGGAGAAGGTAAGCGGCGCTCAGACCGACCGGGCTGAACTTAAAAAGCTGCTCCGCGCGCTCCGTAACGGGGATCTCATTCTGGTGACGCGGTTGGACCGTCTGGCCCGTTCCACCCGTGATCTGCTCAACATCCTCGACACAGCGAAGGGCAAGGGAGCGGGTTTCCGTTCTCTCGCGGAGTCCTGGGCCGACACCACAACGGCGCACGGGCGGCTGTTGCTCACCTTTCTGGGCGGGATGGCCGAGTTCGAGCGTGAACTGATCCGGGTAAGGACCGCAGAGGGGCGGGCACGGGCGGTTGCGATGGGCGTACGGCTCGGGCGTCGTCCCAAGCTGGACGAGGAGCAGCGCCGTCAGGCATGTGCCCGGAAGGCAGCGGGCGAGGACGTGGAGGTGATAGCCAGAGACTTCAAAGTGTCGGGGGCAACGATTTCACGGCTGCAGTGCGGACCGCCTTAATCCTACAAATGCCGATTTCCATTGATTTTTCGGTTAATGTTCTGTTTTTGTTTCCTTGGTATTGCTCGTAAGTGATTCGTAGGATGCGGCCGGGCGGCGAGGTCGTGGGCGATGGTTGAGAACACCCTGAAATTCTACGAGTTTTTTGCAGGCGGCGGCATGGCCCGCGCGGGCCTTGGCTCGGCATGGTCGTGCCTGTTTGCCAACGACTTCGATCACAAGAAAGCTCGTATTTACCGGGAGAACTGGAACAAGGCACCAGAGCTCAAGCACGGCGACGTAGGGACGCTCCAGGCGTCCGACCTACCCGGGACGCCTGACCTCGTGTGGGCATCCTTCCCCTGCCAAGACCTTTCGCTTGCCGGCGGCGGCGCTGGCCTCAAGGGCGAACGCTCCGGCACGTTCTGGCCGTTCTGGAAACTGATGAAGGCGCTTGCGGCCGACCAACGCGCGCCGAAAATTCTCGTGCTCGAAAACGTCTGCGGTACGCTGACTTCACATGACGGCAAAGATTTTGTCGCCATATGCGATTCGCTGCAGCAGGCATCGTACCAGTTCGGCGCTCTTGTAATCGACGCTGCGCTGTTCGTTCCGCAGTCCCGTCCACGTCTGTTCGTGATCGCGATGCGTGAGGACGTAGAGCTACCCGCTGGACTTCTATCGGAGGAGCCGGACGATCGGTGGCACACCGCGGCGCTGCGACGCGCACACGGCAAACTCCCACCGGAGACAAAGTCGCAGTGGCTATGGTGGAAACTTCCGAAGCCGAAGAAGCGCAATTCCACTCTTGTCGAAATGATCGAAGACGAGCCGACAGGCGTCGAGTGGCATACTCGCGAAGAAACGCGCGCGCTCATACGGATGATGAGCGATATCAATCTCGAAAAACTCGAAGAAGCCAAAATGGCGGGAAGCCGCGTTGTCGGATGCATCTATAAGCGCACGCGCCGTGACGAGTTCAAACGCAAGGTACAGCGCGCCGAGGTTCGTTTTGACGACGTGTCGGGCTGCCTCCGCACTCCCGGCGGCGGATCGAGCCGGCAGCTCATCCTGGTCGTCGAGGGCGACAACGTAAAATCGCGTTTGATCTCAACGCGCGAGACCGCCCGACTTATGGGACTTCCTGACGAATATGTTCTTCCGGAAAACTACAACGAGGCATACCACCTGACCGGCGATGGCGTCGTCGTGCCAGTTGTGCGCCATCTGGCACAGCATATCTTCGAGCCTATTTTGAAACTTCCTCCGATCGCTCCAAGGAAGGCTGCTTGACCGACGTCATACCATGTCAGCAGAACGAGGAACTCAGACTCAGAATCCGCGAATTTTCCGAAGTGTTAAAGACAGAGGCGCACAAGCTCGGCACGCATGGCCTTACGGAAGCGGAGTTTTATAACAGCGGCCTTTTCCGGGGATCGATCGAGCGCATTCGCGGGCAGTTCTCTGCCTCGATGGGCGAGAAGCGCGCTTTCATGCAGCACGTCCTTAACTACATGCAGGACGGGAAATTCATAACCAAGTGGGAATCGTCAGGGGGCGACAACCGTCACGACTACACGATCACCATGCCGTCAGGACGAATTTCGGTCGTTGAGCTCAAAGGATGCTTGGACGGGAACAACACCAATATTTTCGTCCGGCCGGCGCACGCAAACGAATTTATCATCTGGAGCGTATGCACAAATCCGGGTGCCGATCCGCGACACAACGCATGGTCCGGTATTCACGTGCGACTCAGCGCTGAGATCATCACGCGCGGGGAACGCGTGGACGGGCTCGTGATTTGGGATATGGTGTGCGGAACTCTCGGCCGTCCCTGTCCTAAAATAGCGAATGCCCCGGAGAGAGTAACCGAGTGCGGTCCGTATTCACTTCCGCCACCGTGCATCTATATGTTTCCCGCGACGGTCCCGAACCCGCGTACGAATCCGACACCAACCGCTCAGCCGCTCGCGGACGTGCAATTTCTTACGGCGCTTCACCAATGCTTCAAAGGAAAAGACCCCGAGTTGCAGTACGTGGACTTCGACGTGCAGTACAAGGGTGCGGATACGATCAGGCGAACGCGCATTCGCCGCGGGGATCAGATAGTTCGCGAGTCGACGTTCACCGCCATTCGACGAACGTGACGCCCACGGAGCAGCGCAGCGCGACAATGCGCGCGGTACGCTCGGCGAACACCACTCCTGAAATCGCGGTCCGGAAGTTGGCTCATGCGCTCGGGTACCGGTTCCGGCTTCATCGGAAAGACCTTCCGGGCAAGCCCGATATTGTTTTTCCCTCGCGGCAAAAAGCGATCTTTGTACACGGCTGCTTTTGGCACGGACACGACTGCAAGCGGGGCGCACGCGAGCCCAAAACGAACGCCGAATACTGGCGACGGAAGATTGCACGCAACCGCGAGCGTGATGTATCGTCGATCAAAGGGCTACGACGCGCCGGATGGAAGTCGATGATCGTATGGGAGTGTCAGGTCAGAAATGAAGTCATGCTCTCTCGTCGCATCGATTCATTTTTAGCGTGCCGAAACCGTGCCACGAAAAAGGCTTGGACTAAAATTAGATAACAGTTTCAAGTGTTTGCGGGCGTAGTTCAATGGCAGAACGGCAGCTTCCCAAGCTGCATACGAGGGTTCGATTCCCTTCGCCCGCTCCAAGGCGGCCGTTCACTTTTTAAGCCAAAGGATGAAGTGACTCTCGCAACCGCGGTCACGCCAGAAGCAATGGACGCGGGCTCCGCAGGGCGCGTCCACGATTCCCGGGGGCAGACTTTTTGTCGCGCATATTCCTGAGCCATTCCAGTTCCGACAATGCGCAGACCATCGCGCTGCGCGACTGGCTGGTCGCCGAAGGCTGGAGCGACCTGTTCGTCGATGTCGATCCGGCGCGCGGTATTGTGCCGGGCGAGCGCTGGGAGCGCGCCCTCAACGAGGCGGCCAGCCGCTGCGAAGCGGTCCTCGTCCTGCTCAGCAAGGCCTGGCTGGACTCGCGCTGGTGCATGAACGAGCTCAACCTGGCGCGGCGGCTCAACAAGCGGCTGTTCGGCGTGTTGATCGAGGAGGGCATCTCGGTCGACGAGTTGCCAAACGACGTCACCAGCACGTGGCAGCTGGTGAACCTCGCCGCCGGACGCGATCACAGGCAATTCCGCATCACCATGCCGGTCACCGGCGAGGAGCTGCATGTCACGTTCTCGCAGGAAGGCCTGACACGCCTCAAGGTCGGGCTGGATCGCGCCGGCCTGCATGCGAGCTACTTCAACTGGCCGCCCGAGAGCGATCCCGGGCGCCCGCCGTACCGGGGCTTGCGCCCGCTGGAAGCCGACGACGCCGGCATCTTCTTCGGGCGCGAGGCGCCCATCATCAAGGCGATCGATCAGCTCCGGGGCCTGCGCGAGGCGGCGCCGTCGCGCATGTTCGTCATCATCGGGGCATCCGGCGCCGGCAAG